GTTGATTAGTATATATTAATTGATTTGCATTAGCTTTACGGAATTCTACAACAGCTCCACCATCTATAGTTTGACGTGATGCTATATTAAAATCTCTACTTGTCATTTTTGTACCATTATATTTCTGATTATTTATACCAGTTGGTAAATAATCTTGAACCTCCGCAGCAGATAAACTAGCAGACGTAGTAGGTAGTATTTCTGTTACTTGTTTAAATGTAGATAAATTAGAAGATGTAATCGAAGGTAGTATTGCTTCACTTCTCCAAAATGGGGTAGATGAAGTAATATACGTACTTCCAGATCTAATTAAACTAGCATATGAATATGTTGTTCCTCCATATTTTTGTTGGTTGGAAGCTGTTAAATATGCTTGCCATTGATCGTCATCTTCGGCAGTTAATGTTAAAATTTTACCAGCAACTTCTCCTAGATATTGTAAATAATCAGCCGATGCTGTAGGTTGTACTTCTGGTATTAACGAATTATATGTATCATTGAATCTTTGAACTTCTGGTAAAATAACATCTTTACTTCTTTCTAATACATTGGGTTGAACTAATAATCCAGTTAATTTATTTACTCGGGCAGGTAATAATTGATCTAACTGTTTAAAGAATGATAAATCGAATAGTGTAAATATTCTAATATATGCATTCATATCATTACTTTGACTGTATTTTTTCCAATATTTGCTTGCTTCGTAAATCAAATCAGGATATGATTTACTATTAGTATCTCCCGGATCTCCTATATAATCATCTAATGATTTAAATCCTAATTGTGCTATAATATCCTCATCAATCATAGTTTGTGGAGAAAAATATACACCTAATTTTGCACTATCTAAAGGAGCCTTATCAAATTGACTACGCTCTGCTCTAGTTTTAACATCTAACGATCCAACCAATTCATTATTTTCTAAACGTATCTTGTTGTCATCAAATGTCCCTGCAGCTAATGATATACCATCATAATAATACGTTTCTTCAATTGAGTCATATGGAGTATTATTAGTCCAACTAGCAAATGATGCAGAAACGGCAGAAGACTTTGGCTGTACACCGGTTAAACTACTTGTTGTTGCGTGATTAATTTTTTGCGTTAATGGTATCCTAAATGATAATTCATCATATGCATCTATATTTCCATCATATGCAGCTGGGGCTTTTACGTGATTATTAAATGCAGATTCTTCTAAACTGCAACTCCATAAACGTAATTCTTGAAGTTGTCCCAATAATCGACTACCTCCAGTAACACCACCTAATGTTAACGTGCTTTCAAAATCAAAAGATGCAGTTGCAGAAGCAGACACAGCTGCTATAATTTTACCGTATTTAGATTTTTTTGTTATAGATTCCAATTTATTACCATTAGTACGTAACATAGTAGTTAAATAGCCACCATCGAATAATTCAATATTATTACTTCCAGTACCATTAATTTGAATTGTTCCAATTGTTCCACTTGTATAATCCAATGTAACAGTATTACTTCCAATTGTAAATAAATTCATAGTACTAGGCATAGATGGAGTTTTTATAACATCATCGGTTCGAAAGCGTAGTTCTACAGTATTAATTGATTCAGAATAATTAACAGTAACTGTTCCAGCTGTATTATTGATTAAATCTAATGCGTAATCAAAATTAAGTTTTTCATATACAGGAGCACGTTCTAATCTTGGTCCGCCATATTCATTAATGGTCATTAATGATTGTGGTATTCCATAACAAGATAATAATGCTTGTACACTTCGTTTAGTTCCTTTAGACTTTAATAATAATGGTAAATTATTTACAATTCTACGCCATATTGTATATGTAGATTTTTCTCCAGAAACAGATGGATCTCCTATAGAATTAGATCCGGTAAGTGGCACACCAGTTTCTGATGTTCCTAATGTATATTCCCAAAGCTTTTGTCCTTGTTTTCCATTAGTTAAATTCCATCCAAATTGTTTTGCTACTGAATATAATAATTCATCTGGCATACCTAATTTAGGATTTTCTTCTCGTTTATTAATTTTAGTCATATGATTAATATACGTATATAGTATATCATAATGATGTCCTAACATGTTAACAAACGTTGTTAAATCTACACTATCAGATTTCAATTGTATATGTTCTGGTACTGTTCGTATTAAAGAATTTTCATTTAACGTGTCATATAATGACGAAGATTCAATTGCTCCATTAAACCAAGTTTCGAATTGACTTGATGTTATAGAATATAATGCATATGGAATAGTGGAATTAGTTTTTGGTATTGATTGAATATAGCTACCCGTTACACTTGATACATTTGCATTTTCTAAAGGAATTAAATTAGTTGTTAATTTTGAAGATGATTCATAATATAAATACTGTTCAAAGTTGTCAAATCCTCCAATTAATGAAGTTTTTAAATTTGTAAAATCTTGTGCATTTGTCGTAGAATCACTACCAGATATTCCAGTTAATACTAAACTTTGTGATGTATAATATTCAATTAAACTTAATTTATATTTAAAATTATTCAAACGTTCGGTAGCTGAACTATAAAATATAAAATTATTAAAATCAGAATAATCTATATTTAATTTCATTCCAGATAAACTACCAGAAAAGAATCTATCTACAATTTGTTGTGACGTTGATGTTGATGAACCTAATAAATCCGTCCAATTTTGTAATCCTGTTTCGGTAGAAGTATTATATGAATAATTTGCTTGCCAATTTGGTCCACTTAATATATTAACAGAATCAGGTTGTATTATTGGATCTATATTAATATTGTCAATATATGATGGTTTTAATTCTTTAACAACCCAACATTTAAAATTTTGTTCAATATCAACAGGAAGTGGCTCATATAATTTTACATATAGATATTCTCCAATAACAACACTATTAACAAATTGCACACAGTTATTTCTACTAAAGTTTAACAAATAACTTTGGAAATTTCCTCTATTACTTGTTTGATTTACTGTTTCAATATAATTTGTTATTTGTTCTACAAAATTAATATCTTCCGAATCTATCGCACGTAAACGAAGTTCGGTACGGTCTGGTGATATTTCGTCTATCCGTAAATGTTGTTGTTCATAACCTCCAATTAAGTTTTCAAAAAAGTTAACTACAATACGATATGTTCCGCCATTTAATTTTAAATTTTCTACTTGTTGATTTATATCTAAAACATATGGTTGTGAATCAAAACTTATTTGTTTTTTAGTAACTGAGTTATAAAACGTTGGAGTTTGTTCTAACGATTGATTTTTATGTTGTCCCGTTATCCATGTTTCTCTAGAATAAATATGAAATTCCACTGTAGATTTATTAACAATGTCGTTATTAAAAGTTATTGGATTTTTAAAACTAGTATTTATAGTTTGTAATTGAGTTTTATCAATTCGATTGGCCGACAAAGAATTTTTTGCTTCTAATATTTGATCGATATTTTTATATTGTGTTAAACTCATTATCTATCTCTGATTGTATTTTGAGCAGTTTCAGTTAATTCTTCTGCAAATGCGGCGCCTTCAAATACAGTTTGCGACGTTGTAGATGTTGTTTCTCGATTCCATACATCAACATTTTTCGATGCATCAGTTATAGTCCAATATGTTTGTACAGAATTAATAGTATGGAATCTAAATTCTGAATTAGGATCTCCAATAGCCGAAATAAAGAATGTATCCCCAATATCAAATTGATCGTTTGTTATAACTCGATCTACATTTAATGTTTGTACTTGATATTGTCCTATACTGCCATATCTTTCAGGATACCGGTCAGATGTATTAGCAAACGGTCCAAGATAATCTTTTTGTAAACTCTGATCAGGTCCTTCTCTTGATACAAAGAAATATGCTACTCCATCTCCGGGGTCTGGGCGATCGAATCGATGTTCTATTTTAACTCGGAATCTTAAATCTACTCCAGAACTTTTTATTTCATCTGTAATAGTATATCGATTTGATGTTTCTTGTGCAATACCACGAACTACTTTATTAAACTCTAATTCAACCGGTCTTGACGGTTGATATCCATTAGGTCCAATTGGATCAGATAAACGTAAATTTTCAATTGGTGCATATCTTGCATAAATTGTGTCTTGTTCGACTTGTGAATCATCAACATTAATGTCTATATCATCGTCATCAATTTCAACAACTTGTGCAGGAAATTTAAAGTAATTAAATTGGGTATCTAAAACTTTTAACATTGTATTGTTATTTATGTTAAATGAATTAGTTTCAATAACCATGTATGATCCATCTTGTACTATAATATTTCCATTTTCATCACGAGGAACAATATCAGTATTATTTGAAACAACAGTTAAACCACCTTTAATATATTTAGATGTTTGTTGTAATTTTACTGGATCTAATGCATTACTTTGTATTTTGTCTATTGCCATTATCTAACTACTTTAAAATAAATTTCGTCATCGATACATTCTTCGGTAAATCCATCTTCAATTTTTAATTCTATGCGGTAATAACGTTCTGGCATAAAACTATTCATGTCTACATGTATAAAATTACTTGTGCTATCGCAACTTACTTTATTATAAATATTATCAAACGGAATAATGTACTCATCTGTAGCCGCATCGCGTATTGCATAATATGTAGTAGTAGGTAAAAATTTTACTGTTTCGGTTGGAAACAAATTGGTTGGAGATTTTTGTGGGTATTTATCTCTTGCATATATTCTAATCTTAGTTATATCTGTATCTTTATATGTTGGTTTTGTCTTGCTATAAGTTAAATATGAGTCTAAGTTAACCGCTGACAACGATCCTGTTGTAAAAGTGCTGTTATCCCAGTACATAGTTATTCTAGGCACATATATAGTATGAGTGTCTCGACTAAAAAATTTAATGCTGCCCATTTTAGTTCCATCAACTTCATCAGCATCTGAAAACTTAATTAAGAATCCATTATTGTCTACACTGATATTACCACTTCCAGATATCCATGTTTTTACGGCTTCGGTAACATCCATGTTAATGTCTGTTGGCTGTAACCTAAATGATTCATCAGTATCTAAACCTGGCTGATAAAAATATGCTGAATCGAATGAAGAAGTATTAAAAATTCCACTTCCTGATTGATATAACCAACTTCCGCCACTACCCGATCCCGATATATATAGACTAGGAGTACCGTTATTAATTTGTTGACTGCTTGATATCCATGATGACCCTGATAACGTAGTAGCAGATCCTGTAGGGGTATATGACCAAGATGCGTGTGGCGTTGCCCAAGAAAGACCGTCTATCGTAGCAACCGAGTCAAATTCAAATCCAGTACCATTAGTCCATGGTTGTCCCATTAACTTTGCATCTAACGTATATCCAGCTGGTAGATTCTTTGCGTGAGTTGTATACAATTGTAACATAAATTTACATGAATTCAAGTCTGCAGAATATTTTGTTAGCGTGTCTGTTATTTCAGACATATCAAATTTTACTACAAAACGACTTTTAACTAAGGTACTACCATCTGTATCTAGTTTTTTACTAACTTCTAAAATTTCATCGAGTCCAGTATTAAAAGTCTTAAGACTGTTTGCCTCATACATTGTAGCATCACTATCTGCATAAAATATTCTAAACATAATTAACTTCCTGAACCGGTACTAATCATCAAATAACTTCCACTTCTCCAAAGTTGTCCAGGCACTACAGGATCAGCAACAGGTAAAGATCCCGTTATAAATACAACTCCCGATTGAACATCTAAACGATCGACAGACGCAGATATTGAAGTAACACTAGACCCACTTACATATGACGCACTGGCTACTGTCATTGAAGAGGTTTGACTGTTTCTTACGTAATTAGTAATTCCATCGATTGATGCGGATAATACATATGAAGCAGAATCTGCAGTACCAGTTAGATTTCCATGTAAACTTCCACTAACACCCAATGATCCAGATAAAACTATATCTTCAACTTTATTAGCTGTTAAAACATCATATACATCGGCTACATAACTTGCTGATATTAATCCACCGGATACAATATTAGTTCGATTATCTCGTATTACGCCCATTTTATTATCCTTTTAGTATAAATATAAAGATATTAAGAACTTACCACTCTACCACGAATATCACTATTAGGAAATTTTACTTCAAATATACTAGGATCTAATGATGGATATATTATTCCATTTCTTGTTGCAGGATTCAAATCATATACATTGCCAGAATAATTATTTTCTGATTTAAATAAATTTGTAATCTTTGTTGAAACAATAGTTTGAACCCCTTGTACATTTCCTATAATATTAGTAATAGATGATTTTATAATAGGCTGATTAACTTGCCATTTATCTATATCAAAATATTCTTTTAATGAATTGATACATTTTAATAATACTTCATTGCTATTATAATTTGGAATAGTTGTTATTTCAAAATTAATTCCAATATTGATAATAAATGCATCTTTTATATTTACAGCATCAGTTAATATTCGATAATGATTTAAATAATTTTTTAAGTTTTCTTTAACGGCTTGATTTAAGTGAACTAATTGTTTATCTGCATTATATCCTAAAACATACATATTCAAAGCCAACGGATTAGGAATACGTTTTTCTACCTGATCTTGTTGAAGTATTTGATCATCTGGAACTATATATGCTTTAGATACACTTCCAAACTTTGCTGGCATTGAATAAGAACGTATTATATAATCTTCACGCGTTACTAATCTATTTTGTGTTGCAAAATTACCTAATGCATTATTTTTTATATCTTGTAAACTGTCTTGATTTTTTGCGCCAACTGCAGGACTAGGATTATTTACCGATACAGACGATTTTACAAAATTAACCGTTCCTGCATTATTGGTGCTGTTAACATCATCTTCAAATTCTATAAAATCTACTTGCGTTAATACATTTGCCGATACATTGTCTGAAATACCATTACCTACTGTATATTTAATCGTTAACGTTGTATTTGCTGGAGCTTGACCATATGTCCTAGTAAATAAAAAGTTAGACGGATCTATATCAACATCAATAGCCTTTCTAAAACCAGATAATCCATTTCCAACATTATCTGGATTTGGTATTACTTCTTCGTCGTTATTATCCGATATTCCAGATCCAAATTGCACTTCTAGTAGATTATCACTACGCAATCTAGTAATAAATCGTTTTGATGATTTTCTTAATTTTAGCAAACTTGGAGCAGCTGCTCTAAAAACAGATAGTTCGGGATCATTTTCTGCTAAATTAGGTACAGCTTCAAAAACAGTATCTTGTGATAGATATGGTACCATATACCAATTATCTCCATCTGATTCTTCACAAGAAACAATATCAATAATGTTTCGGTCTGGCAATACTACTTTATCATATGCAATTGGACTACCAAATGTAAATTTAGAAGTCTTTACTGCACCGGAAACAGCACGAACTTTTTTCTTTAAAAGATAATAAATAGGTTGTTTAGTTGCATCATCTGTTTCATATATGGTAACTTCAGTTGTGTTACTACTAGAAGAATATGCAAAGTCTACTGAATCTAAAGTTCTAAAAACTGCAGGACCAGTTTCTTGTTTTATTTGAAACCCAGGTTTAATAGTTAATGCGTAATTATAATCCGGACTGACTGCAGTTCCAGATCCTATAGATGGAATCAATTGAAATATATCTAAATCAACATATGCTGGGATTGAATTCTTTGGAGTATATCCTAATTCTTTGGCTATATCAAAT